TCCTACGGCAGCGTCAAACCCGCCGGTGTATGAGGCGCAGCCGGTGACGGGCGTTATCTAAACAAAAACACAGTCCAATCATATCTTAAATCCAAAACCAAATAAAAATAAGTAAAAACCTCAAAAACCCTACATTTTTCGTTTAAACACGAAAACTAACGAATCTATATACCTTAGAGCGATGTGCGGGATCTGGGCTGCATTAAAGGCAAAGGGATTTACGACGGAGCAGGCGCTCGCTTATATAAAGAAACTAGAGCCACGTGGACCTGAATATACCGCCGTAAATGATGTATCCGGTGTAATTCTAGGATTTACCCGTCTTGCGATTAACGGTTTGACCCCATTGGGACACCAGCCGTTTCTACAAACCAAAACCGCAACGGTATGTAACGGCGAGATTTACAACTACAAGGAGCTTGCCAGCCGTTGGAACCTTGATCTACCTGAAGGCACCAGTGACTGTGCTATTATTCCTCACCTGGCATCCCACCTTCCCCCTACCGAACTTGCGCGCGCACTGGATGGCGTCTTTGCCTTCGCTCATGTGAATACAGAGAATAACACCCTGCTTGTCGCAAGGGACCCCTATGGAGTACGTCCTTTGTTCGAAGCCCAGTACGCTGACGGCAGCACAATTTGGGCGTCAGAAATCAAAGCCCTTCCAACAAATTATACACAAATTCAGCCGTTTCCGCCAGGAATGTGGGCACTGTATAACATTACAACGGGAATCATGTTGGATTCTTGTAAGTATCACGAAGTTCCTCATGTGAAACTCGCCGCATTTGGATCTCCGAATGGTCTTTCATTTGCAAAGGCGGCAATAAGGGAGTCGATTCTATCTGCTGTGAAGAAGCGCCTTTTAAGCGACCGTCCTATTGGCGCGCTGCTGAGCGGCGGTTTGGATAGTTCATTAATTGCAGCGATCGCAGCCCGTGAGCTCAGACGCCATAATAAGAAACTTCATACGTTCAGCATTGGTATGCCTGGTTCAACAGACCTTGTCTATGCAAAAATGGTTGCCGGCTTTATTAAGTCAACGCACCACGAAGTCGTTGTCACACCTGAGGATTTTCTCAAGGCTATTCCCCAAGTAGTCCATGATATTGAGTCATACGATATTACAACCGTACGAGCCAGTGTCGGTAATTGGCTCATTGGAAAATATATTAAAGAAAATACAGATATTAAGGTTGTTTTTAACGGTGACGGCAGCGATGAAATCGGTGGAGGTTATTTATATTTTTACAAGGCGCCAAGTGACGAGGAGTTTGAGGCGGAGTCTGAACGGCTTCTTCGAGACATTCATTTGTACGATGTTCTCAGATCGGATCGGTGTATGGCGGCACACGGTCTGGAAGCCCGTACCCCTTTTCTAGATAAGAATGTGGTAGCAACCTGGCGGGCAATTGATACCTATTATCGCAGACCTAAACAGTCAAATAAAGAAGGGCGTGGTGCGATGATGGAAAAGTTTATAGTACGCGAGGCGTTCGTCCACGATCATTATCTACCGATTGATGTCCTTCTCAGAAAAAAGGAGGCATTTAGCGACGGTGTCAGCGCAACCACCGATTCTTGGTATTTAAAAACAGGAGAATACGCAAAAACACTCGACCAATCGCAGCAGACGTATACGCATAATCCCCCTACCACGGATGAAGCACGATGGTATCGGCAACTTTTTAACCAAAATTACGGCGACAAGGCGGCAACGCTAATTCCGTATATGTGGCTACCACGGTGGATTAAAGGGGCAACGGATCCGAGTGCCCGTACGTTGAAAGATTTATATCCTTAAAGTAAGGATGTTGAACGAATTACTTCTGGTCTTATCAGAAGTGATTCTATCCGCATACCCGATGTTGATTAAACTTGTAGATGTATCGGTTCTTTTTCAAACTGGCTTGCGCATGGGGGTATTTACAGCATTGGCGGCGGTCGCCGCACTTATCACAAAGAGTCCATTAGCGATTGGTACGTTGCTATCCACCGAAACCCTTGCGACCGGTGTTCTCAATCTGATTCACGTATTTACAAGTTATACGGCATTCGACCAATTGACGGGCGGAAATGCGATGGCGCTCTTTTATACGTATCCTGTATTTAATATCTTAGGAACGGCGGCGGTTTTCAAGGAGACGATTCCGCTCACGTCTGTACCGTGGATTGCCCTTGCCCTTGCCGGCGCGGTCGCCCTTGCTCAGCCTACAGCGACAAATTGGACCCTTATTGGTGTTATCAGTGCCCTGGTCGCGGCACTAACAGAAGTTGGTATTTATATATGGTTTCGATGGCGTAAGGAAAAGGAGTCAACGCAGCCCTGGACGAAAATGATTCAGATGTACGGCAGCAGTGGTATTTTATGGTTCGTGGGTATCGTCGCTGCCGCTGCCCTAGGCGTCCTCGCCAAGAATACACTGAATATAACGCCGTCGAGCCTCACAAATATTCTTGCATTTAACTCCCTCATTGGATTCACCGGCTATGCCTTGCGATTCTTCCTTATTCCTCAGGTGAGTACAATTATCTTCTCTGCCCTTTCGTTCTTTGGTATTGTCAGCGCCTATGTATTCGATTGGATATTTACAAACCAGAAACCAAACGCAATACAACTTGCCGGTGCAATTGCTATTATAATCGCAAACACAGTTCTTGTAACAAAGGAAACCGTCTAAAGATAAGAATAAAATATATTTAAAATGACGCCACGTCCTCCAATGCTACGAAATGGCATCTATGTCTTTTCGTACCGTCCTATTGAACGCTGGGAACGCAAACTTCTGATTGATAATTCCTATTACAATGGCAATCATCAACTCACCACAAAGCCAATTCTTCTTCATGTGAATCGACGTATCCATAATACGATTGAAGTCAATAAAGAATTCAAGGCTCACTATGTGAAGGATTGGTTCATTTATGAGTACCGAAGCGAACTAACCCAAATTTTTCCCCGTGAGTATACGTGGATGAATATTACGGCTCCAAATCAAAGTACCTTTACATCATATATACCTGATATTATCAACTCAGGAGATACTATCATGTTTGATACGCCAACCCCAAAGCATCTAAATTAGACACATAGATCAAGAATAGGATGGCTGCTACACCCGCAAATAGCCTAACCCTTGTAAGTACAGGGCTCGCCGACGCGCGCCTTATGGCTACAAAGGGCAATCCAGATATTCACCAGTTCGTTCACGTAATCAATAAAACGACACGTTGGGCGGCGCAATGGAATAAAGTTGAGTTTGATGGTGCGCCCGAGTTCGGACAACGTGTCTCTCTTACGGTGCCTATAATTGGAGAACTTGTCAATGGAATTACAATTGTGGTCGAGATGCCAGATATTTACGCTCCCCAACTTGCCGCAATTCGTGCTGCCAACCAAGATTACAGTATCCAGACCATTGACCCTAATAACCTAGGAAATTTCTTAGGACCGCTGTTTGGTTGGACAAACAGCCTAGGGCACGCACTTATTCAGCAGATAGAGTTGGAAATCGGCGGACAAATCGTCGAGACATTTGATAGTCGATTGTTAGAAATCCTAGATGAACTCAACGAAACTACCGAATCTGCGCTAGCAAAGAATTTTATGATTAAACGTACCGCAAATGGCTATCAAAGTACGACGTATTTAACTCCGAGCCCTACAAAAGTATATATACCGATTCCATTTTGGTTTTCAAAGCCAGGCGTCCATTCGCACGCGTTACCGATTCAGGCACTCGCAAACGACGGTGTGCGTATTCATGTGACCTTTCGTCCAATCAACCAATTAGTCTATACAGAGGCACGAGCGAATCCACTGACAATTGGGCTCGCAAATACACCTGCCTATACATCTCCCTTCAATCCAATGGTCCAATTCACAGGGTCACCGTTTTGGCAGATAAATCCCCCAATCGGACCAACAGGACCGGTATATACAATGAATGCGAATATGGGGACTACGCCGGTGACCGGTGGACTTGTACCAAATGTAAATATACCGCTGAGATTTTCTCCGATTGCCGCCTATGCTATGATTGAGTATATTTCGTTAGAAGAGCAGGAGGCAATTGCCTTTCGAAGTGCCGAAATTACGTATCAAGTCCAACAACATTTTGCGATTCCTGTCGAGCAAACGTTGGGACAAACCGAATTTCATTTGGACGTACCGTATTCAAATCCTACAAAGGAACTTTTATGGGTATTACAGCGACCTGAGGCAGCCTTGTATAATGCGTTTTTTCTATTTACACGGGATTTGTATCCGGTACTTCCACCCCAACCGGTCGGCACACAACCAGCACCGACCAATCCGTGTACGATTCCGTGGTGGCCGAATGCCATTCTTTTGCCAACAAAGGACACCAACTGGCAAATTCAACCTGGATTCTATAATGCGTATTCTGAGCCCTTAGCCGGCGCCGCGCTACATTATAATTCGTATGAGCGTTTCGTTCACGATGGTGGTAGTTTCTTCCGTTCCGTTGTTCCGTCGCAGTATTTTGTAAAATCGGCGTGTATAGATCGTTATATTTACGCCTACGCGTTCGGTCAAAAGAACGACCGGTTAGAGTACGTACCGAAAGGTGTAGCAAATTGGGATAAAATTGCTCGTAAAGAACTGTATTTAACACTCAATAAGGCAAGAGGCGGTGGCGCACCGCCAAATTTAAATGTTTATGCGTACGTGACAATATGGAATATTTTTAAGGTATACGGCGGTCGTGGTGGTATGTTATTCAGTAACTAAACACTAACTACAAAAAAATTGACAATAAATCAAATGTATTATCAATTTGTAACAACACAATGTACATCGGATATCCAATTAGCCTAAAGACCGCCTTTACGATGTTTGGCTACCGACAGCCTATGGAAGATGCCCAGCCCCGCTATAATGTACTACGGGACCATCTTGCCAAGCACGATCTAGACCTTTACTTTTACGACAAGAACGTCTATATTCTAGGTATGCTAGTGAACGAGTTTCACGCAGGCAATGACATCCACTATTCGGTTAGCGATGCATTTGAAGTTATGATTGCTTATAAGCATAAGGTCACTGCGGCACTGAAGGCAGCCGACGCAAATATGACAGAGTTTACTATTGAGGTGATGGAGGGTGAGCCAACCAAGGTCATGAACCCGCAGCCGTACGTCATTACTTAGGTATTCGCAATTGTTTCAATGTTACTTCAATAGGTTTTTTTGATCCACGAGGTAGATTTACCGTAGCGATCCGACCGTAAGCGGCAAAACTGACAGTTCCGTTCCAGCAGATCCCGTCTTTGATATACAAATCAAAGTGTGCTTTGAGTTCTTGGACCTCGGGGGATACATATGGAATACCTAAATCAACTGTGAGTTTCTTCAAAACCGCAATTGATTCTTTGAGCCGATCTGCTTGGGGTTTCTCTGAAATTACAGAGTCAGGCTGAGACATTTAACCAAACATAAGGAAAAAAGTGTTACTTGCTACCGCCATTTTCAGGAATGGGACCTGAAACGGCACAGGTGCTGACACAGACATTCATACCATGGTAATAATCGTACTTGTTCTCAAATGACGGGAAGTTTTTGATACAACTGCTTGTTGTATAACAGCACGATGTGCTTAACTTTCCACAATCGCCGCCGGCGTTATTCTTTACAAATGTCTGATATTGATTATTATAAATTGCTTGCGCCTTCCTTTTACGAATTGTATCGGAGGCGTCCATCTAGTTAGGGTCATGGAAATTCTGGGTGATATTTACGGTAGCCTCCCGCTGACGAGACGTGCTAAAGGGAGAGGATAATACATCAGCATCCCGCGCTGTTGTATTACGACTGAGGAAGAACCAGTGCTGG